TTGGGGGGGGGGGGGGGGGTCTAATGTAAATCAAGATCTTTTATCGTAAATAGCAACGGCCAATTGGATATAATACTAGAGTCTACGAAATTGGCATCGTAGGAGTATACTGATTAGGATTTTAATATCACGCAGAAATAGAATCAGCATCTATTTTTGCTTCGGGGATGGGGGACATAGGACGTATCTTGCCGTCGGGATCGACAATATCTGACCATGAAAATTCATCCGAGGATAAAAAGGTTGTAGGTTTGGCTGCAATGATAGGTATTCCAATGTAATGTATTAACCGGTAATCATCAGCTGATGATAAGAACACTTTGCGAGGAACTGCGGTCTCTCCTATCTTAGTTAATAACGCACCACAGGCGGACTTATTAGCTAACGTTAATTCACTCTTTAGTGAAGTAGGAATCTTATTGTAAATGGAGTTATATGGTATTATAATATCTACAGGATTAGAATTAGCTATACGCGATTGAAACGCACCATTTCCAAGAGCTGTCTCTGCTTTAACTGTATCTATAGGGGTATAGACAGTAGTAATAGCAGTGTTCCAAGGTATGAAACCGACATCTATGCCTTGATCATAGTTGTTTTGATCACTTATAACGGTAACTCTATAACCACCTTTCTTGTAACGAAAGAGGGCCTCCATTTTTGCTAAATAAGAAGTTCCTTCAACACCACCAGCACGGACCTGCCATGAGGTAAAAGGGAAAATAAACATTGAGTGCTTAGTATCAGTCCACTTATAGATTGTAGGTAGCTTAGTTAGAGAAAGAACACTAGGTATGATATTAATAACATCATCGAAGCCTGTTATAAACGGACGACCAGCGCCTATGTTTATAGCATCTGCTTCACGCAAACATGTACTACTACACGCAACTGTGGTGTGAGTTAAAGTAACACGAGAACAATCCATCTGCACAAACCAATCTGACTTTGTAACGCCTTCATTCACTGGAGTACCAAACTGGAAATCTGAACAGGCGGAGACAAAAATCTGTAAGGACATATCTGAAACGGGAGAAACTGAAGATGTTAAAGTATTCATCTGTTGCACCATAAGAATTCCATTATTTCCATTAATACGGTCAGCGCCATCGGTTACACACCAATTACGCGTCTGCATGAAAGGAATAACGAAAGTACAATCGTGAGATGTCGATAAGTCGAATATAATATTCTCATAATTCGAAGCTGTAAGCAAATCGGGATTAGCTGTCGCGGGAGGGTATACTGGGATATACACTATACGAAATCTAGCATTATGAAAAGTACTACAAACGGCTGATATAGTAAACTTAAGACTACCACGCCAATGCCGAAACATAGACGCGAAATAAGTAATAGGAGAGACGACTTCGCCGCCCTCATTCGGATTGGAAATCCAACCAGTAGTCAAAGTTTTCCCATATAATATCGAACCTGGTGCTGTAAGAGAAGACACTGTAACAGTGGAAACTAAAAAGGGTTTCTGTAGTATATCTGTAATATCAAGTTCATTCAAGTCCATACCTATTCTGCCAGCCGCATGCACACATTGCCTATCATTACTCATAGCGAGACTAACTGTATTTATAGTATCTGACACTTTAAACATATTAGGTTGGCGAATCTGCATAAGGGAGGTAGTGGTTAGATTAGGGGGGTTAGAAAAACCAAAGAAGTGCAAAACATCTGCGACTAAACCTGTGTAACGCTGTATCCCATTAGATACACCGCTCCAATCAACATATTCGATAAGATCGGAAACAGCATTGCCAAGTCCACGAACAGTGGACGAGATAACACCACTCCGAACTACTGAAAACATCTGAGTAGTGAAATCATTAATATCTGTAAAGCCTTGTTGATTGGGAGTGATACATCTAACGAATACGGCGATATCAATCGGAGAAGCTGTACCTGCAGGTACACGTAATGGACACGAAACATCAACATATATAGTTGCAATATCATCAGTGAGAGCACCAACAGTAACCATATCTGTGTAATAGGTATAAGGAATAAAGAAGGTGTTGTCGACTGATGAACATGCATCGAGTTGTATCCAATTCGGTGAGGTAAAGGCACGTTTAGCACTCGTGTAAGATAAAGGGAGAGATTTAGCTTGAGGCTGCCACCAGCACACGACACGACCATAATGAAACCCAGTACCATTGACCCTAAACGTAACTTCAAAAGACGGAGACCAAAAAGCGAACTTTTTAATCTTGTCAAGAAAAGCTTGTATAGGGAAAAGGGCATCAGGTAACGTTATAGTAGCAAGCCGCGTACCAGCAGTAGCTGTAGCCGTCCAAGATATATTCTGAACTAAAAAGGGACGAGATAAAAAAGCATTTAAATCGGGTTTTCGGGCTCGGGATATAACTTTTTTGACTGTAATCTCGGGGTTCATAGAAGGGACAGGGGGGCATTCTTGAAGAGAGGTATTACCCTCGTTCTTCACTTCATTCTCTTTTATGTGATTATCTGAGTTGTGTGGTGGGTTAGTGCGTAGTAATCGAAACCGGTTGAGCACTATCGGGCGGTCTCGTTGAGGAGTGTTTAACGACAACTTCGTCGGAACACCTTAATTGCAATAAAATTCGATCTTCCTCATCTAAAAGAATAGTACGATCAATTAAGGTGGATGATGGATCAGTGTAGAAATTTGATACCTTTTTCCACGTCCAAACGTCGACAGCATAAATTTGATAGCCCTTTATGCTTGCTGCAACGACGCACTCAATAAAAGCTTTGCGATAATAATCAAATTTTCTTTTGCCAAAAGGGAAAAGCAAATGCAAAGCTGAGTTGATCCTATTGAGTTGATCTCTCATGTTGTCTGGGTCTGATTTTGTCCAGTACGGTATATCATGTATGGTTTCTTCATCCGGAATAGCCATAGTGCGACCTATAAATACACCATCTAACTCATGAATATAGCGAAACGAATTCGTTAAATATGTGCATTCTTCAAAAGAATAATGCGGTTTCACCATATCACATTTGTCAGGAGTGGTATACTTAAAGCCGCACTTAGCGACTACTTCAGAATAAGTAAACATAGTGATGTAACGACTAGCAAAATCAGATAGGGCTATCAAGTTATCATCGCCATAAAATACGGGTATCACGTGGCGATGAAATTCATCTAGAGGAATCGGCATAGTATGTAGAAAAACTAATCGTATGAGAATCATGTTCACTAAGCAATTAAAAATGGTAGTAAATAGACATCCAGAGGGGTTACCTTGATAAGATCGATATACAACATCATAAGCCAAATGGTAAGAGACAAAGCACGTCAACAGCAAAACTGCACGTATCATTTGGTTCTCTAAACTGTCGTCGTAAATTCTATTAATTATGCGAGTCATACTAAAAGCCAAATCGAGGCCAATAGTACTATCGTAGTTAGTAAAATCTCCATTGAGAAACTGATTAAAAACTGTCAAGCGGCGGCTTAACATATCCCAATCAGTCCCGTGTACGTTAATACCAATGGACATTTCACCGTCTAGATACGTCGTATGGCATAAGCCTACAAAATATCCACAATATTTTCGAGTTAACAACAACAAATCTAGAGGACCCATCTGAAACATACGAGTCTTACCATTAGCGACTCTCTCTAAATCTCGCACTTCATCTTTCAATGTATCTACAAAGAAGGTAGATTGAATAATACCTTCTCGCGCTAAATCTTCACGTTCTTTCATGAGACGCCTCATCTGTTCAGTCGGCGCATAAACGTTACCGTTAGGAGTAACAGTAGTCGTTATATACGATTTCTTTCCAGGTTGATTCGCAGCATTCTTGAACGGAAAACCCGGTGCTGTAGAAACATCTATCGGATTAACACCAGCGCACCCATTAAACACTTCATGTTCCGTTAATAATCTAGGAGAACCTAATTCTTTGGCAGGTTTCCAACTGTTAATAGTTGAAACGATATGATCCTCAATTTGTTCAAGATCTTGAGGATCGGCCAAAGGAGATCGGTTCTGCAGCTTCTTAAAAGCTATCATAAAAGGAGAAACTTTTTCTCCTTCTCTATTTATAAACGGTTTAAGTTTAGCTGGTTCGCCAGTTGCTGGACCTAATTTCGCAGTTAAGTTGTCATACATAATAGAAGGACTAATTGACGTATTAAGAGGCATATTGGGATGGAATTTCTTAGAAACTCCATCAAATGTGTAATTCGTCATAAATCCTTCAAAGTTAGTGCATTGGTTTCTAATGGTAGAGGAAAATTCATGTTTGGTGTCTTGAGATAACGTAACCGGGATGCCGTATTCGAGCCGTACCTGAGCTTGCAACTCCAAGTTATTCTTAATATAGTCCATTACATCATCCAAGTCTTCGCGGAAAACACAATTCGAGAGACCAGCTCCCAAATTGGTACTGCCAGCAGTATGTATTCCTAAAATCTTTGACTGATATTTTGAATCCGTATGTAATAATAACATTCCACAATCGCCACTCACCGTGTTAGACCGATAATTGTAATACAACGGTACGACGTAACGCCGAGCATTAATCTTGGTATTGAATATAGGATCGGTAGTCTCATGCATAACATAAGAAAAGTCGCGCTCTATCAAAGCGCAATCAGTTACAGGTATCATCGCTTTACAATTATCATCTATCGTACGACAGCCATATAAATAAGCACCATATAAATTACATTCATCATTCGATGAAACGAAGTGTCGTCGAATATCTTTCCCCATAGTGATGCCAGGTATATACAAGAAATAGACATCAACCATGTGGCCACTATTATCGAGATCAAGAGGATCTATCTTTTTGACATCTGAGAATTTTACAGTGGCCTGCTTTTTACTCGAAGATTTCCAGTGTAGACGAAATTGAACTGTAGCTTTCATATTGGCTTTCTTATAATCCAGAGCATACTGTTCAGCTCTATCGTAGAAATGTCGCGGTATCATAAAGACATTTCCCCAAACATTAGTGAACGAAACACTCGCGTCAGATCGTACCATCGAAGTATCTGTGTTCTCGACTAACAGCTGTATAGATCCAATACTCTCTGAGAGATTGCGCTCCAGAGTTATATTTGAGTCATTATACACCTGCGCACCGAAACCTTCAGAGACTCCTCTGCCGATAGTTACTACTGCCTCGTCAATATCATGTATGGTCGTCAACTTTCCTCGATTCCTACCTCCTTTTCGTACTCGTCTCTCTTTCGCTCGTTGAACATCTTTATGGCTAGATCCTTTACCTTTTTGGACTTCCGTTTCCGTCTGTCTGTTAAAAGTAAAGTATAAAGCTATAGCTGATACAAACGCGCCCAACCCGATACACACGGTCCACATATTTCCTTGCATGAATTCCATAAAAGATTTCTTATAGTCTGCATACATGTCATATATGTAAGTGTATAAACAGGGTGGACGAATCTTAAAATGTCCATCAATAAGACGACTGTGGAGATTTCTGTCACAATCTCCACTACGATGTTTCATATGAAGGAGGCCATTAATAATCTCATTCGGAGGATACGTGTTCGGAAAACATCCACTAGCAATTTGATAGTAAGTAACACAATGTGGGCATATACTACAGGCAATACTCTCAAACTTCATTCTATCTGCGTGTCGTGTCAAATCCAATTTGACTGTAGATATGTCCACGTCCTGTATAGGTACTAACAAACGCAAAGCGGTGCCAAGATCGTTAAATTCAGAAAAATTAAGAATGCGAGAAACTAGAGGATGTACGATCTCATGCTTGTATTTATGGTGACAATGCATGTGGGACTTCCACTCATCAAAAGCACGGAAATCATCGCTACAATATTCGCACACATACGTAAAACCATGGTGGTTAAACATATGGGCGTCTATTGCAGCGACCGTTTCGTGCTCGTGACAATGAGGACATTCCACACGAGTATCATCACCATAAGTCAAGCAATCCTCATACTGCTCTGATCTAAACCATCTCTTAATACTCTCGAACATCTGCGCGTTCCATAGGTTTTCGCACGCGGTATTGACCATATGAGAAAACTTCACGTTACGCTCAAAATACGTCTTACACGTATCAGAAATATAACGCAATGAATCCTCCACACTCAATGCCTGTGGTACTCGCCACGCTGCAGGATGGGTATTGTAATTGTCGAGAGTCATCGTCGCTCCAGTTTTCACATCTTTGAAGAAACATACATAAGCATCGCGGGGAATAATAGAATACACTGGGTGATCTCCGACTTTGTAGTCTAAGCTAGTTTGCATTAATAGTTGATTGACTGTTCCATCTGAGTTTTTGTATTTAGGATTAATATGAAGACGTACAAGCACAGATCTTCTTAAGTTCAAGTGTTCACCTTGCGATTGGCACTTGGCCTTAATGAAGCTCTGATTTGTAAAATCTCCCTGCATATTCGCCACAACTATCTCACTATCAAAATAATGAACTCCCTTATCCTGAATAGCGGAATAGTTGAGAGGAAATGCACTATCATTAATCACTTTCGTCAATTCGTCGATAGCTACAAACATCTGTTGATCGTTGGCGTAGACTTGAAATAAATCATCGTATATTAGAACGGGTTGGCCATTATATCCGTCCCAGAATTCGGTACCACAAATGCGAGTATGGGTATATGTATGTGGATTAGTATATGTAGTATGATATTTACGCATTTTACAAAGTTCCGTTAAAATGACCGTCTGGAACCAGGTCGTTTTGCCGATACGAGGCTCGCCTTCTATACATAACCAGAATGGCTGTCGACGTGTTGATCCGTCGGGACTAAGTATAGAAGGTGGAACTTTCTTGAGGGCTGCTGCTACCACGTTGTGCATAGAGGAAACGATAACGTACCCCGCGGTCGTTTTACCAGAACTTAAAGAAACTTTCTTGTACTTGTCTACATATTCAGCTAAAGATTTTTCCAAGATCTGAACTCTACGCGCCACCGAAACATCTGACTGACATTTATAACCGAGATTCTCTGATTCAAAATTCCTAAACTCTTGGACGAGAGCATCCAGAACTGCTGTGTCGCCCTTTAAGAACTCTGGTAGATATCCATAATATCTGATGAGGTATTTTCCAAGAAATTTAATGAAATAACTAACGATAATTGAAAAAGTTTCGCCCAAGCTGCGGACAGCCGACACCGCCTTAGCAACCTTTGATACGAACTTAACGTTCACATCAAAAGCTGCCGAAGAAAAGGCATCAACTGTACCACAAACACTCTTAACGATGTACTTAAGAATACCAACCAACGCAGTAACCAAATTCGTTGTCCCTTCCGCTTGCGTGCTATAACTAACAACCGTTTTAACCGCTAGAACCAACTGATCAATAAGATCATTCACGGGTACCACACCCGTGAGAGTTGCAGTTATAATCGCAAGTATATTAGACGGAGTTTGATTGGCTGGCTGAGATAGTAAATAACCAACCGAAACTATCTGAATGAAACACTTCAATAAAGCATTAAGGATCCCATTGTTAAAAGCAACAAGAGATCCTTTTAAATGACTAATCGTATCTATAAGGGACTGAGCTTTGTCCATTACATTCGATGCTTTATTGACAGCTTCATCATACTGACTAGTATCTATAATCGAACTTAAACTAAACATCTGAGTATTCATTTCTGTTTTTGTGAATCTGACTTTGATTTTATAATATTTACATAATTTTAAAATTTTATAGAAAGAAAAATTATCATTCCGAACGTAAGACGCTGTAAGATTGTAATCCAAACGCTTCAAAGCTTCCGTTAGGATACTCTTACGTTCACCATGTCGTTTACCTTTGAGATACGCTAACATGCTCGCACATGCTATCGCATTCCCATTGATAGTCGACATTATCTTGACTTTTCGATTAATCGTAGGTCTTCTGACTTTTATCTGAAGCTCTGGTTCTTCTTGCTTCCAGAACTTACTGTAACGTCCTTCTTTCCGCGTAGTAGGACGCTGATCTTGTTTATACGTCTCTCTAAAAGCCAATATATCTCTATGTACATCCATCTGAGCATAATAGCTATCATTACTCATTTCACTATAGCCACTATACTGAGATGAATTATCTGACTCAATTTCCATTTCTTCGTAGTGTAACTGACAAATTTCCAAGTATCCATCACAATAGCAAATGCTGTATCGATCACAATAAGTGCGCCAGTATACATATTCTCTATGTCGTAAGTCCATCATTTCATACGCACTACCATTACAATTAAAGCATTCACTACAATAAGGAGTTGAAAAATCACCATCACAACCATGAGTGTGACAATAAGAGACACGATCTTCAATTTCACCATAACCATTCATCCAAGAATGATACATTTCCTCTTCATATTGACCTTCCTCTTCAGGAACTTCAATAATCATAGGATCTGTAACTTCTTCAATACGATCTTCTCTCTGTTGCACCACGAAATCCACTTCCATTTCCTCGACCGGTGGACTCTCATCCTGAGTAGTGGAATCAGGCTCATCTTCCGATTCAGCGGTGTCCGAGCTTTCATCTACAACAACAGGGCAAGAGCTCACCCATTCCACGTTTTCTTCAAAGGCTTCTTCTTCATCAGCAGCGACCATCAAACAAAACGCTTCCGTGAACTTATCAGCTCCAAAATCTAAGATACTTTGAGGGGTCATTAGGCGGACATTCCTCTCAATATCATAGGGAGCACTTTCTTGAACTCTATGTATGGCGTATAAATACTTCACACCTAGAGTTTCAATCCAGTAGTTCACCTCTATATCCTGTGATCTAACCCGAAATGAATCTTGCATAGCCGAGTAGGCTAGGAAAGAATAATCTCGAGAATCACTCTCCATGTCAACACAAGAAGGAAAACATGCCTTACCATTTCTGATAATAACCATATACTTATCCTTGTGTTTACCACCATCAATACAAATAGCTACTCCAGCACGAACAGTTCGAGAATTTCGACAAAACCGAACTGTTCTACTAAACGTAGCTGTGTCCGTTGTACTTGTACCGTGTGTCCGAATACCATTGGTAACATCTTCAATAGGTATTTTAAGAATTGATTTGTTGGGTTTGGGGGGGGTGTCGGTGAGATCTCCAGCGAAATCTACACTAACGGGTTTGGGTTCATCGCGCACACTGAGGCTACGCTCATCGTTCTTAACCAACGGGAATTCCATATCAACCACTTCTGATACGTACGCATCCATATGAACGGGGGGTGCTCTAGTGTTTGCCGTTTTACGCCCGGCAATTCGACCGCGAGCTACGGTCTCGTTAGCGTTAACACACCATGAGGCTGTGTTGCCAGAAAAG